GCGATTTCAGCGATGTAGCTTTGTGTCTTAAGTAGCTACAGAAACTTGTGGAGCAACGCCTTCAACGTTATTTTGCCTGTGAGCGATTTCAGCTTCTTCCAGCTTAATTTCAGTAATGATTTGCCTGATTTTATCATCGAGCCTAACCATGTTAAGAGTATATCTATCTTCATTAATATGCTCTTGTTCCCACTTCAACTCCAAGGACCTTTTTGCTTTGTATAGGTCTTGTATCATAAACAACCTCCTCAAAAGTTATTCGATTTAGTCCCGGATCGTAACTATTTCCGAGAGATTCCCAATTTATACTCTTTTCTCCCAACTTGTCAAGGATTGATTTTTCAAGGGAAACAGGACTATCTTCAGACAAAACTTCAAATTTTGCATGATGATCATAGGCCCATATATTTACTAGGAATTTTTTCATATTATTACTTTCTTATTAAAATGTGGCCGAAACATGTCCGGCCACAAAAAGTTTTATTAATTACGCACCTTCAACGCCGAAGATACCTCTAAAGTCAGAAACTCCAAACGAGTATCTTTCTCTAGCTTTGTATCTAACGTTACCAGTATCAAAGTCACCTTCCATTGCAGTTGTCAATGGTGCTCTAGTGAACATTTTCATACCGTTAGGCACATCAGTGATAATGTAAAACGAATCAGTATCAGTTAAGAAATTATTCACTCTATAACCTTGAGGAATCATTCCCATTGATCCTAATGCATTTATGTCATTATCAGCAGTTCCAGTTCTACCTTGAGACTTCATAAGTCTTTCAGCTGCGAATTGGTTTGCAGATGGAACAATCATTTTGACTGCTTTAGCTGCAATTCTTAAACCTCTTTCATCAGTCATGCTAGATATATCAATCATAGCTTGTTCTAATGAAGTTTCGTTTAAGTCTGCTTGTGTACTTAAAGTGTTTTTAACAGTTGTTCCACTTACAGTTGGGTGGGCAGTGTTAAATAAAGAAACAGCATCTCCTGAATCAAAACCATCTACTGTAGGTAGACCGTTGTTCAAAGGTGCCGCTGCTTTCACTTGTTTTGTGTTACTCATAGATCTTGCTAGAGCTTTTGTATATCTAGAAGAGATTCTATCGTAAAGATTATCTTCGATAGCTTCTTCAGTTATAGCAAATGCTAAAGCAACTGTTTCATGAGTGTATCTTGCAGAGTAAGACTCTTGTGCATCATCAAATGCTACACCAGATCCTTCACTCTTTACACTTGCGTTTCCGAAACCAGATAACATTACTTCTTCTTCAAAAGCTCTGTCAGATGATTCGTTAGTATAGATTTCAGCGTGCTGATTATCATACCTATTGTATTCCAGGCCGAACAGGGCGTTCAATCCTGGCTCTAACTCTTTTACGAGTTGCGTTCTTGATATTGCCATTATTTATCTCCTATTCTCTGTTAAGACCCAGAACTATCAATGAATTGATTCAAATTTTGAACCACTTCAACATTGCAAAATGCTGATGTTAAATCTCCGTTTTCAGGATCTTCAACTCCTCTGATTAGTCTCCAAGTGTGTGATGTTGCGTTAGTTGCTCCGATATCAAGCGTGTTAGATGATATCCCTGTTGTAGTGCTTCCGCCAGTATTGGCGCTACCACTAAACGTATCCATAAATAATGCATGAGCAGCAGGAATGTTTGCAGCTACTGCTGCATCTGTTGCCATATGATATATTTGGAAGGGATTGTCATTAACGAAAGCTACGATATCGCCGCCGTTTTTTGCTGTTGATGGTGTAATAGCACCGTTATAATGATTGTTGAACGTTGGTTTCAACGTTGTTCCATCCTCATAAAAGATACCATATAAAACACCAATCGATTCTGCTGTTGTAGCGTCTTCTGCTGTAACAACATAACCTGCCGTAACTGCAACCGCTTGTCCGTAGAACAAGTCAATGTTGACAGCTGCATCGATATTATAATTAGAGAGTCCCTGAGTTGCAGGTGTATTACCTAGCGTCCCAGCTGCTCTAAAACCATATCCTGCTGTTTGTCTATTAGCCATATGTTTTTTCTCCTTATGTACCTGCCCCTAAGGGCCTCCAGTACGGTTTAATTTAATCGTTGGAAAAGTAAAATTACTTTTTGCCACCGAAGGTTGTGCGAGACTGCCTATCAACGTTGATCGGCATACTCTTGTGCTCTTCCCTCATTAAATCGTTTTCTATAGCTTCGTCCTGACCCTGAGATTGTTTTTTAAAATATTCAGTTCTTGACTGCGCGATTTCTTCGGGTACCCTTGCGAGTACAAGGCCACCTACTCCAATCACTCCTGCGTATTTACCATCAGTGACTACGGGATAATCAGTATCTTTATATTCATCAGCTCTCACCAATTCATAACCAGATCTTAATCTTCCAGAAATATTTTTAGAATCTTGAAATCCTAAACTTTCTGCCCGTATCCATCTGTGTCGGAATCCATCCGGCGCAGTGGGTGCATCTAAAGAAGATGGAGGAGCCCACTCTTTTGGTCTTTCAGTATTTGACCGAGTTTGGCTCGCACGTGAAGTTACTTTTTTTTCTATTTCGTTTGACATATGCTTATGCTCCTTCCGTGAGTTTTAGTTGTTTTGCATACTCTTCTAGTGGCACACCTAATTTTTTAGCTATTGCTACCTGTGATGATGTGAGTCTCACAGTTTTGCGACCAGATTTTACACTTCTATTAGCTGAAGCGACCGACTGAACGGGCTTGGCCGTTTGCTTAGTTTCAGTATTACCAAATTTATGAGGAAAGTCAACTTTTATTCTATTATTAACTTCTGCATAGTATTCAGTAGATTGAGGATCAAAACCTTCAGCAACTAAATCCTTATGGATCTCAAATGCTGTATAGGTCATCGCTCTATCTTGTCCAAACCATGTATTTTTACTAGCCCAATCCTCAGCTTGAGGGTCTGGTGCAGGTAAATTTTGTGGTTGTTGTGGTTGTTGAGGTATGTTTACAGGTTCCTGTATAACAGGTTGCTGTTCTCTTTTTTGCTCTAATTTTGCATTTTCAAATGCAAGTGTAGCAATTCTTTTGTTAGCCTCAACTTGAGCCGCTGCATCACCAGATTCAATAGACATCGCAAGATCTTTTTGCGCTGAATCCATTCCTAGTTTTACATTGTCCTCAAATTTTTTAGTATAAGCAGAATCAACTTGTTGAAATCTTTCGTTATCAATTTGTCTTTTCTTTTCTACAGCTTGTGCATATTCCACAGCTGCTTGTTCTCTACGTTCTGCTTCTCTCATCTTACGAGTAAGTTTAGCAATACGTGATTGAACACCTTTACTATAATCTTCTAAATCTTCATCGTTCTTTGTTTCTGTTTCCGGTTTTGTTTCTATTACTGTTTCCTGTTCTACGGGTGCTGTTTCTTTTACTGTTTCTTCTGGCAAACTAACTTCGGTCTCTGGACCTGAAGTATCTATGTCTACCATCATCTCATCTTTTTTTATTTTATTTGCTTCCGGCATAGTGTCCTTCCTATGTTAATATTTATGTAGAATATCCGTTGGATCTTCTACGGTTGCTAAAACTTCATCTTCATTTAAAAGACGTACTTCACCACCATCAATTTCTATTCTTGATCCGGCGTAACGGGCAAAGACTACCCAATCACCAACCTTGCACCATGGACCATTTGGATATCTATCTTTATCCACGTAACAAGCATCTCCCATCGCAATTACGTTTCCGCATTGTGATGCTACTTGTTGTCTGTCTACAGTTTGATTGCCTAGTAAGATTCCGCCTTTTGTTTTCTCATCCATTCTGAATGGCAAAACAAGCATTCTCCAACCGGTAGGTTTTGGTAATTTTGTAGTTTCTTCTGTAACTTCTTTTTTTTCTTTTGATTTTTTTACACCAACTAAACTTTTATTTGGTAGTGTTATCTTTGGGCTTGTGGTCCCCAATATCGATGACTGTTCCTTCATTTTTCTCCTCTGAGTTAAGCAGGCTAGAAAGCTCCTGACGCACTGATTCCAATGCATTTATTTGTCCTAATATATATCTATATTTTTCCATGCTGTCAACTCCCGTTGTTACAACATTGGTCAAATTTTCTAATTGTAGTTCTATTCCTCTTTGCAGTTTATAAATTACTGTTTCTGGACTCATTAACAATTCCACTTTCTAAGTGATTTAGATAATCTATCATCACCTGTATTGTTGCTTGGTTTTTGTCTCTTTCTCATACCAGTCATTCTAGCACAAAATGATTTTCTACGATTAGCGTCTTTAGAACCTGCTTTTAATTTAGAAGGTTTAGTTGTGACTGCTGTTTTAAGTTTTGATCCTGGATTAGCTGCTCTGTAAGATGCAACACCTTTAGCATTAAGTCCGCCTGATTTAGACTTTCCTTCTTTTCTCTGCCATGCTGCAGTTCTAGCCATTACGCTGTTTTAGTCGGCTTCTTTGCTGTCTTAGCTGATGCTTTTAAAGCTTTGTCTGTAACAGAACCTTTACCTGGTTTACTTTTGCCTTTTTTCTTGGCTTGATTCATATAATAGTAAAGACCTTTTTTAACAGTTCTACCATCTTTAGTAACATGTGTATCGGCTCCACCGCCTTTACCAAATTCTTTTCTCATCATTCCGCCACCCATAGCCATTGTTCTTTTTTTGCCTTTTGTTGCACCGGCAATTCTATCTGCTTGTGTTGCGTTTGGGTTTTTGTCTATACCAGCTTTTACACTTAACATTCCAAAGTCTGATCCACCACCTTTAACTTTTTTTTTAACGTCTTTACCTTTTTTATAACTCATTCTCATATTATTTTTTCTCCAGTACTTTTTTAAACATTTTACTTATTACTTTAGAATTGTCTTTTATAATTTGTTTTTTTCTATCCGATTCTTTTACAGCTTTTCCTACAGGAGCAAATGTAAATTTTTTGCCTCTAAATTTTGGGTTTGCCGCTTCAAATTTAGTTTGTCCTAATTTTGCACTAGAGGCTTTTTCTTTCTGTATTGCTTTAGCTAGTTTACTTTTAGCTGTACCTAAAGTTGTTGTGTTAACTTTTGGTTTAACAGCATTGATAACCATACTTTTTAAAAAACTTTTCATTATCTTCCTACCTTTTTCATTGCTTGGTTATGTGATTTTTTAAATGTCATACCTTTTTTCATATCTTTTTTCATTTTAGACATGTGCTTTGCAGTGTGGTGCACGCTATGTTTTTTTAAAGTATTCTTTTCTTTTTTATCAATCACTATTTTTTAACTCCGTTGTTTCTAAAAATCTGTGTACCCTTTATACCAAATATACTAGCACATACAAGCACCCATAAATTAGTAAACCATTTTGGAAGTGCTTGGAAATGCTCAAAGAAAATTTTTATCTTGTCCATAGCCTGTGGATCGTCTGACCAAACTCCATATGCAAGGACAATTATGGGCAGTGTCAAAATTGCAAGAACTACTTCGTCCTTATAATCGTTTTGTCTAGCTTCTAAAAGTTTTCCGCTAAATGCTAGTTCACCTGTGGCCATTTTAGATGCATGTTGTGCTTGTGCATCAGCCATAAGCATTTTAGTTTCCTGTTTCTTTTTGTAAATATGCGTTCCTGCGTTTAACGCTAACTTAATAGCTCCTAACCACATACTAATACCAGGTTACGTCTTTTTGTTTTCTTGCAGCACCAGTTCCTTTAACCGGATTAGTGTCGCCTTTAGCAATAAAGCTTTTTCCTCTAAAACTTTTCTCTGATCTAGGGTCAACCACTTTTTCTTGCTCTGGCATCGCTACTTTTTTGCCGCCTGTTTTGTAATTCATCATAATATACTCCTTTTATCTGTTTGGTTTCATGTTAGCAAGTGTTAATCTGTTTTCATTTGCTATTTCTTGCTTCTCAAGTGAAGTCTCAGCACGTAATTCAGCTAAATCTTCGTTCTGTTCAAGTTTTTCTTGGTTTAAACCTTGTGCTTGAAGTAGTTTTGCTCTTTCTAACTCTTGTTTAGAAGTTGCTTCTTCTTGTTTACGTTGATTCTCCATTGCTTTTAAATCTACTTCTCTAGATTTAAGTTTTAGTAACGGATCTGAATCATATTGTGATGTAATTTTCTTTTCTTCAATCATAAAGTCTTCAGTCATCTCTGCAATCAACACAGCTTTTCTTGCATCAATGTTTTGAGTCATCTCAGCCACTTGTTGTTGTGCTTGGGGGTTGACTGCCGCTTGTTGCGCTAGTTGTTGAAGCTGTACAAGTTGTTCTCTGTATTCTAATTGAACTTGTTCTTGAGCCATCAAAGAAATATGTTCTAAAATATTTTTTTGTATCGCTGCCATGATTGGTGGATTATTTCTAACTAAATTAGTAGACATAAAATTCAAGTGAGCAGTAATATGCGCTCTATGATCTTGATTTGGAAATGCTTGAAACTTTTTGCCACCCATTGCATCAATGTGTTCTAGACTCGGATCTTTAGGTGCAGTTGGTGGAGGTGGTGGTAAAATTCTATCAATATCTTTTATACCTAATGCTTCGTACATTTTTCTATAAGCATTATATAGATTATGAATTTGAGGACTAGCCATTGCCATTTGCAATCCAGTTTGTGCTAAAGATATTCTCTGACTCATTGAGAATATATTAGGATCTGCTACAGGTAGTACATCTACCTTGTCATCAAAGTCAGTTACTTTAACATTCTTTTGTCCGCCAACAACATCGTAAGGATATTCTGGTGGTAAGTATGTTGCAAATACTTTTGCTAATAATTTAAATTCATTTCTTAATGCAGCATATAATCTTTTGTGGATTGCTGACATTACTCTTGAACCCCGTTCTAAAAGAGCTACAGTTGTACCAACAGCCGCCTGCTGGTTCCCATCACCAACTTGCATGTCAGCAATTGATGCGAATCTCTGTCCCGCTGCTACCACAGTTCCCATTAGCGCTAATAACGTTTGCGAGGGTTCTTTGTAAGGTAGAAATACGAATGCATCTTTTAAATTGCCACCTGGTGTATCTACATCTTTAAATTCACCTGGTTGTATTGGTGTAGCGTCATCTTTGACTCTAACTCCTCTTTGTTTAAATCCTGCTGGTAAATTAGATAAAGTTCCTGCGTCTAATAACTGACGAAGAGCCGAAGTTGCGGTACGACTTAATCCACCGATCATGTGTATCAATCCAAAACCATAAAACCCTAGTCCAGGTAAAAATTTAAAGTGGACAAAGTATTGAATCTTGTTTTTTAGTGTATCACTAGCAGCAAAGTTTCTTCTGATTGATAAAACTTTTTGACTAGATTCTTCTATTGTAACTACGTAAGGTAATTTTATTCCTGTCGGTTCACCATCTTCTCCAACATCTTCAAAACCTTCTAAATCTAAATTAACATGACATTCTAACAATGTATAAAGTTGTTCTACTCTAGCTGATGTAGCAACACCTTCTATCTCACGTTCTTTGTCTGTAACTTTGTCTCCATCTGCTACTGATGTTGGTTTTGATAATTCTATGTCTGTGTAGAAACCATTTACTTGTTGTTTACGTAAATCGTTTTCAGAAAGTTTAATAACATGGATAACAGACTCGGCATCATCTAATGATGTTGCTGTGTAAGGTACAACTAGATCATCTGCTGGAATAAATTTAGATACTGCTCTGCCTAATAAATCATCGTAGTAAACTTTTTTAAATGTTGAACCTGCTAGAGGTAAATGAAATAACATTTGGTCAAATTCAGGTTCGTACTCTTTCATTTGATCCATTAACTGGTAATTCATAAAATCTTTTACTCTACCCGCTTGTTGTTCTTTTTGTGGATTTGAAACACCTAACATTTGTGTTCTAACCGGACCATCGCTGGGTAATAATTCTTTATAAGCTAATGCTTGAAACTGTGTAACTGCTTCTGCCAGAACGGGGTGAGTTGCACCTGATGCTCCTTGAAAAGGTTCGTTTCTATTATCGTATTTAAATCCTAAAAGATCTAAACCGTTAATATAAGATTGTTCCCAATCTTTTCTTGATGATTTGTAATCTGTGTAATCTCCTCTAAGTTTTGATCCGATTGGATCTAAAACATCTTCAGGTAAAATATCTGCTAGGTTATCGAAATGTGAATCTGAACCTGATTGGTTCACGGCTCCTGGATCAAAGTCAATAGTTGCTCCACCATCTTCTTCTGGTATTACTTCTACGGGTTTTTGTGCCGTCTGTTCAGTAACATCGATTTCTTGTTCCTCACCTGGAACTTCTAATTCAGTACGAGTGTTGGGAAGAGACTTATCTATATCTGCCATATTTTTTATCCTGTATTGGTTTATCTTGTTTCTGTTCTTTAATCAACCCTTGAGAACTTGGTCCTTTCAAAGGTGGGATTTGGTCGAACTTAACATACTTCATGTTTTTTACAAGTGTTGGATTTTCTTTAGTCATAATACTTTTTTTTTAAACTAGCTATTCCACCACCTGCAAAACCATAATTTGTTGGGAACGGACCCATGTACTCTTTATATTTTGGATCTTGGAAATTTAACTCATTAATTCTTGCAAATCTTTTTTCATTGCCTTTTCTACTTTGTAAATTAAAATCTACAGATTTTAATTGAGCAAGTTCAGCTCTTCTGTTTGCTTCTGCTAATGCAGTTGCTCCTCCTTGATAATCAACATTTGTTAATCTATCTATAGATCCTGTTCTACCTACATCTTGTATATCTGCTCTAGCTTCATCTTCTTGTTTTTTAAATTCTTTAGTCCTGTTTGGAAGATATGAAAAATCAGAATCTTCTGACATTTCATCCAATTGTCCTTGTTCAGCTGTATCTAGTTTATCATAAAGATTAGATATTTGATCTATTTCCTTGTTTGCACTTTCAAATGCAGCGATCTTACCCATATCTTCTTCACTCATTCCTTCTGTTCTAAATCTTTTGTCTCGTTCTTTTCTTGGATCTATTTTAGTTTTATCTCCTAGTGCATAATTAAATAAACTATCACCAACTGCTTCTCTAAATGTTTTACCTTTTGATAGCATGTCATAACCAGTAAGACCTGCTTCTATTGCAGCTTCCAAAGCTAATGCTCCTGGGCCTAGTAATCCTTTTAACGAAGCTATACTTTTTAATCCTTTACCTGCTTTTAATATTACTTCTGCTAATGAATTTTCTGCTTTACTGCCTCCACCTTTTAAAATTAATTGGTCTAATTTTCTTTGACCTTTCATTGCACATTTGGTTAATGTTGAACCCCCATTATTCATAAAAATTCTACCACCAGCAGCTTTACCACAACCTAGTTTTTCTAAATAACCCGCAATTTTTTTAGGAGTAAAATTTTC